ATCGTCGGCTCCCTGTTCGGTTGGAAAAAGCTCGACGGCACGCGCCGCTTTCGCCGATCCTATATCGAACAAGGCAAGGGCAACGGTAAGAGCCCGATCGCCGGCGGCATCGGCATCTACGGCATGATGGCCGACGGCGAGGCTGGTGCGCAGATATATGCCGCCGGCGCCACCAAGGACCAGGCCGGAATTCTTTTCCGCGACGCCGTTAACATGATCGACAAGTCGCCGGACTTGAACAAACGGATCAAGCGCAGCGGCGGTGTTGGCCGTGAATTCAATCTCGCCTATTTGCCGGCGAACTCGTTCTTCCGCCCGATCAGCCGGGAGGCCAAGAAGACCGGTTCTGGCCCCCGTCCCCACTTCGCGCTGTGCGACGAGGTGCACGAGCATCCCGACCGCGGCGTGATGGAGATGCTCGAGCGCGGCTTCAAATTCCGGCGCCAGCCACTCCTGTTCATGATCACGAACAGTGGGACGAACCGGAATAGCATTTGCTGGGAAGAGCACGAACACGCCATTCGCGTCGCCGCGGGCAATCGAGAAGCGAGTGACGGAGACGCCCTCTATCTCGGCGACACCATCGACGACTCCACGTTCAGCTTCGTCTGTGGGCTCGACAAAGGAGATGACCCTCTCACTGAGCCGAAGTGCTGGCCAAAGGCCAACCCGCTACTCGGCGTCACGATCACCGAGGAATACCTTGCCGGGGTCGTGGCCCAGGCCAAGGCCATGCCGGGAAAACTAAACGGCATTTTGCGGCTGCACTTCTGTGTGTGGACGGACGCCGAGACAGCCTGGATTAGTCGAGAGGTTCTGGAGCCCGCTCTCGTCGATTTCAATCCGGACGATTATCGCGGAAACAGGTTGGGCATCGGCCTCGATCTTTCGCAAACACAGGATCTCACGGCCAAGGCCTGCGCGACTATTATCGACGAGGTCGAAGTCGAAGAGATCAGGGATGACGGCGAAATCGCCTTGGTGCGGAAGCCCGTCGTCGCGGCATGGGTAGAAGTGTGGACACCCGGCGATACGGTCGCCGCGCGCCAGTTGCGCGACAAGGCGCCGTACGATGTCTGGATCAACCAGGGATTTCTTCACGCGCCGCAGGGGCGGATCATCAGTTATGCGCACGTCGCGGCATCGGTCGCGCGAGACGCAGGGCTTTATGAGGCTGCCCTCGCCTATGATCGGTATGCGTATAAAGCGACGTTTGCTCCTGAATTGGAGGCGTTGGGATGCGCGATCGAGCAGGTCGAGCATCCCCAGGGCGGCAAGAAAAAGGGCCGCCCGACCGACTGGATGAAGGAGGCGGCAGAGCTAGAAGGGCGCGAGCCCGAGGGGCTCTGGATGCCGGGCTCCGTCAAGATCGTGGAGACGATGCTCCTTGAAGGGAGGCTGCGACTTCGCCGCAACCCAGTCCTGATCTCGGCGATGATGAGCGCTGTCATCGAAACGGACCCATGGGGCAATTACTGGCTGTCGAAAGAACGGGCGGCCAACAAGATAGACGCCGCGATCGCGCTTTGCATGGCCATCGGCGTCCTCATCAACACAGATCCTGATGGTGGCCAGTCGCACTACGAACGAAGCGACTTGCTGATCATCTAATCGGGGGCGCGAACAATGGGATTTTGGTCGCGCATCCGCTACGTAATCACAGGCAAATCGACCGTTGATGATTGGTGGGCCGAGTATGGCCCGCAGGCGAGCAGCGTCGGCGGGATGATCGTAAATCAGGTCACCGCACTCAAGGTGTCGACGGTGCTTGCCTGCGTGGCGATCCGCTCGGAAGACGTCGCAAAACTGCCTGCCCATGTCTACCGCAGGCTGCCGGATGGCGGTCAGCAGATCGTCGCCGACCACTGGCTTGAGCGCATCCTGCAGCGCCCGAACGACGATCAGAGCCGTTTCGAATTCATGGAGCAGATGCAGGTCGCCCTCATGCTCCGGGGCAATGCCTATGCGGTCATCATCCGTGACGGCCGCGGCAAGCCGATCAAGTTCATTCCCGTCAACCCTGACCGGGTCTGGATCTATGAGGCCCCTGGCGGCGAGATCTTCTATCAGGTCGCGCGACGCGGTCTGCACGAAACGGCGATTCTTTCCAGCCAGCCGCTGATGATCCCGTCGGAAGACATTCTCCATCTGCGCTGGATGGCGATCGACAATCTGCTCTATGGCGCGTCGCGCATCGGACTTTCGAAGGACGTCATCGGGCTCGCGCTGTCGCAGCAGGAATTGGCGGGGCGCCTGTCGGCAAATTCGACCAATCTCGGCGGCGTACTCACGACCGACCAGAAATTGAGCAAGGATGCTGCCGAGCGCCTCGCTGCGTCGTGGAAGGCGCGCAAGCAGGGATTGCAGAACGCCGGCGACACGGCCGTGCTCGAGGCTGGCCTAAAATGGCAGCCGATGGGCATGTCCGCCCGTGATGCCGAGCTCGTCGCCTCGCGGTTGGCCCAGGTCCAGGAGATCGCGCGACTGTACCGCATGCCGATGCACAAGCTTGGCGTCGTGGACCGCGGCATCGGCTCGTCGCTCGACCAGCTCGACCAGGACTATATGAACAGCGTGGTGTCGAGCGACCTCGGCCGCTGGGAAGCCAAGCTCGAGCACATTTTCAACCTGTCCGAAGAGGGTGTCTTCGTCGAATTCGATGTGACCCGCTTCCTGCGGGCGTCGATGCAGACCCGCTACAATGCGTATCGGACCGGCATCGTTGGCATGTTCCTCACCCCGAACGAAGCGCGCCGCGCCGAGGGTCTGCCGGATCACCCGGAAGGCGACACGCTGTACCAGCCGACCAACGTCGCGCCGATCGGCTTCGAGCCATCGGGCAACGAGACTGGCCCCGGCAGCGACGTGACCGGCGCCCCGGCGTCGGGTGGGCGCGGCGACCCCGCTGCCGTCGAAGACGACAGCGCTCCCACGGACTGAGCAAGGATACAACGAATGGCGAAAGCTTTCCCTGGCTCCGGCCCGGACATCGATGCGCGCTACGAACGCGCCGGCAAATGGCTGCTCGCGACCATCTTCGAGCGCAAGGCCGCACGCGATTGGTGCGACAAGAAGGGCGTCACCGTTCTCAAGGCGCAGTCCGAGGGCATCGGCAGCGGTGGGGGCTTCCTCGTCCCGCTCGAACTCGAATCTGCAATCCTCGATCTGCGGGACACGTTCGGCGCCTTCCGGCGCCGTGCATGCAATTGGCCAATGGGTTCCGAGTCTTCGCTATTCCCGCGCCGCACCGGCAGTGCCGCGGCATATTTCATCGCCGAGGGCGGCACCGCCACCGGCACGACGATCAACATGGACTCGGTCAACCTCACCTCGAAGAAGCTCGGCGCGATGGTGACCATGTCGAGCGAGCTGGACGAGGACAGCATCGTCGACTTCGTCGACTATGTGGCGACAGAAATCGCCTGGGCGCTGGCCTCGAAGGAGGATGACTGCGCGTTCAACGGCGACGGCACGGCCACCTATGGGAAAATTCGGGGCATTGGCACGACCGCGAACGATGGCGGTCACGGCAAGGCCAAGGTCGTGGCGGCGGCGGGTCACAACACCTACGCGCTGCTCGACTCGGCGGATCTCGGCAACCTTCTCGCCGGCGTTCGCGCATCGGCGATGCCGCGCGGCGCCTGGTATGTCAGCTCGGTCGGCTTCGCGCTGACGTTCGCGCGCATCGCGGCGGCCACCGGCGGGCTGCTGACGCCCGGCCTGGTCGATGGCGTGCCGACGCAGTTCTACAACGGCTTCCCGGTCATTCTCGCCCAGAAGCTGCCGCAGCAGGCCACGGCATTCAGCACCGGCCAGCTGATGATGGCGTTCGGCGACATGTATGCCGCGGCCGTGCTCGGCCAGCGCCGCGGCCTGACGATCTCGCGATCCGATCATCGCTATCTCGAGAATGACCAACTCGCCATCCTCGCCACCGAGCGCTTTGACGCGGTCGTGCATGACATGGGCGACAATACCAACCTCGGCAGCCTTGCCGTGCTGGTCTCGCCGTAAGGAGCCAATGCAATGCCCAT